AGACCTGTACTGTAATACCAACGATGGATTCAGCAGGGTGCCAGTTTTATGGCAAGCACCGGAGAGATCCTACCAAATCAAGAATGAAAAACAGCTTCGGGACAACAATGATGCACTTAAACTACCGCTTATAAGTATTGAGAGAACAAACATCATTAAAGATCCAGAAAGAAAGGGTTCTTTTCAAGCACACTATTATTCAGTTGATAAAAATGGAAGATCTGGTCGTTTTGTGATTGCCAAAAGAATAGTTCCTGATAAAACAAGAAATTTTGCTGTTGCTGCCGGTACCAGAACCAACACGACTGGAAAACTGCAGCGCCACTTCCCGAGAGTCAATAAGAAAGTTGTTATCCAAACGATATCAATTCCTATCCCGGTATACATCAATGTGGAATACAAAGTTTCAATTGTCACGGAGTACCAACAGCAGATGAATACACTTGTAACTCCTTTTATTACAAGAACGGGGCAGATAAACGCTCTATCTCTCACTAGGAATGGTCACTCATACGAAGTGTTCATCGATCAAACATTTTCTCACAACAATAATGTAGCTAGCCTAAACGAGGATATTAGAGAGTTCAAAACGGACATCAATATTAGAGTCCTGGGGTACTTAATCGGCGAAGGCGACAACGATGACCGCCCAATCGTCAGAGTAGACGAAAATACAGTCGAGTACATATTTCCGCAAGAAACTGTAGTACCAGCTGGAAATATCAATTTGTTTGACGATGATTAACAGTTCAGGAACTAAAATCGCGCTTTTTATTACTTCTTGAACATCCTTTTGAGTTACAAAATACTATTTAAATTATGATTGAGACATCAATTAATACCATATTATAACGAGGGAAACAGAATATGTCAGTAAAAAGCTTTAAATTTGTATCTCCGGGAGTGTTTATTAACGAGATTGACAACTCGTTCATCCCCAGATCAGCCGAGGCAATCGGTCCTGTGATCATTGGACGCTCTACGAGAGGTCCAGGAGGACAACCAGCAAAGGTCGAGTCCTATTCAGACTTTGTAAATTTATTTGGAGATACAGTTCCAGGAGGATCCGGCGGTGATATTTCACGCTACGGCAACTTCCAGTCTCCGATGTACGGAACTTACGCAGCAAAGGCATTCTTAGTTTCTAACGTAGCACCTTTAACTTATGTAAGGGTCCTTGGAGAACAACATCCAAACAACGATGGATCTTCCGCCGGTCAAGCAGGCTGGAAAACAGTCGATAACCCAACAATTCCCGGCACCGAATCTCGTCAGATCGGCAATGGTGGTGCATACGGACTGTTTGTATTCGCTAGTTCTAGCTGCGGCGGTGATCGAGCACCAACTGGTCACACTGCTAGCCTTGGAACAGGATCTCTGGCAGCAGTTTGGTATCTTAATAACGATTCAACTATTGTTCTTAGCGGAACACTCTGGGGAGCAGCTTACGGTGATCCAAACTTCCTAACCGGTGGTCTTGGGCACGTTATTGCTTCTGATCCTAACTCAGGAGATAGTTTTAAGGTTAGAATTCAATCTTCAACGTCATCTTATGATAAGACAATTGCCTTCAACCTTGATGATACATCGGAAGGGTTCATTAGAAAGGCATTCAACACAAATCCTCAGTTAGCTAACGCCCCAGGTGATTTCTATCCAACTGACGCATTCCGACCTTATTGGCTTGGTGAGACGTATGAACAAGAGATTAGAGATGCGAGCCTGAACACGGGAACTAAACTTGGTGTCCTGCTTCCGCTAGCAGTTAGTGGCACCATGGGTCCTACCGACTCATCTATTGGTCCTCATAATAAAAAGGTTGTTCACCAGGAAGCAAGAACTGGCTGGTTTATTGGTCAGGATCTAACTGGCGACAAAGATGCCTTTATCGCTTCTGAATTACCTAAGTTGTTCAAGCTGAAGGGTTTGGGACACGGCTCTTGGTTGAATGAGAATGTAAAGGTCTCTATCGAGAAGATTCGCACCTCTAATACAACCACTACTGATTACGGGACATTCTCGATTGTTCTCAGGAACTCCATGGACACTGATAACAAGCGACAAGTCCTTGAGAGATTTGACAATCTAAATCTCGATCCCACGAGCCCCAACTTCATCTCTAGAAGAATTGGCGACCAATATCAGAAATGGGTTGAAGCAGAAAGAAGACTCAAGACATACGGAGAGTATCAAAACCAATCCAAGTATATCTATGTTATCGTAGATGGTTCACTTGAAAACGGTGATGCAAACCCGCTTCTTCTTCCATTCGGATACCAAGGTCCTCCTCAGTTTAAGAATAAGAGCATTGGCACTACCTGCAGAGGTAGTGATGCAGGACCAACAAACTATCAACATACCACAAACGGCATGGGATACTGGATACCCGGACTTCACGGAACGCATCCTTTTGCGGCGCTTGCTTGTGCACCTGGTACCCACACTGGTTCCGTCGCTAACGAAATTTCTGGTGCCATCGGCGGACTTTCGTTCCCGTCTGCAAGACTTCGTCTCTCGGCATCTGATGGTGGAATTGCAAATCAAAAAGACGCCTACTTCGGCTTCCAAAACACGCGTACCGCTAACAGCACGAAAGCAGACCATAGTATCATGGACGTCCATAAGATTTTGACTGCAGATATGCTCGATACAGTAGACTTAACACTGTCGGGTAACATCGACGGCGTTCAAATGTCATACATCTTTACGATGAACGACATTCGCTCAGTCAACGGTGGCTACCACTATGAATCCGGTTCGTACAAACAAGGTATTGCGATGTCTATCAAAGATGGCGCAACATACAAGACTCAGTTGCAAGCTGGAATCGATAGGTTCAATGCTCCACTGTTTGGTGGATTTGACGGATTCGACATTACAAAGCCAGATCCTCTTTATAACAAGGGCATCGGCACTTCCGAACGTAACAGCTACGTGCACTACTCTATTAAGAGAGCTATCGACACGGTTGCGGATCCAGAGTTTATTGACATGAACTTGTTAACAGTACCAGGAATCACTACTGATGCATTAACCAACCACGCAATTGATGTGTGCGAGGATCGCGGTGACGCCATGGCACTCATTGACCTTCCAGATGTGTATACACCGCTCCATGAGCAGTATGATGGTGGAGACAAGAGTGCGAGAATTACATCTTCACCCAATAGCTCTGCTACTAACCTTAAAGATAGACAAATTGACTCCTCATACGGTGCAACATTCTATCCATGGGTTCAAACTAGAGATGCCAATAGCGGACGAGCACTGTGGGTTCCACCTACAGTAGCTATGATGGGTGTTCTTGCTTCTTCGCAAGCAGTATCGCACCTTTGGTTCGCTCCAGCAGGGTTCAACCGCGGCGGTCTATCAGACGGTGCAGCAGGAATCCCAATTACAAGTGTAACCGAGAGATTGACAGCTAAAGAGAGAGATGTTCTCTATGAGGCCAATATCAACCCAATCGCTTCGTTCCCATCTAGTGGAATCGTAGTGTTCGGTCAGAAGACTCTCCAAGAGCGCCAATCGGCGCTTGACAGAATCAATGTAAGAAGATTGGTGATTTACTTGAAGAAGCAAATCTCAGTTCTTTCGACACAGGTTCTTTTTGAACAAAATGTTCAGTCAACTTGGAACAGATTCCGGTCTCTTGTCGAGCCGTTCCTTGCAAACGTCAAGGTCCAATTTGGTATCACCGATTATCGCTTGATTCTCGATGAATCCACAACAACACCTGACCTCATTGATCAGAACATTATGTATGCGAAGATCATGGTCAAACCAGCACGCGCAATCGAGTATATCGCAATTGACTTTGTGATAGCCTCAACGGGTGCATCGTTCGACGACTAATCGAACAAATGGGGGGGTTTTTCCCCCCAACCCACTAATTAAATTTAGAAGACTTAACAGGAGTACCCAGCAAATGGCATTTTGGTCAGAAAACTTTGGTGAGAATAGTGAACTACAGGATCCAAAAAGAAATTTTAGATTTACGGTAGAGTTCCAAGGAATTCAAGCCGCACAAGGCGGAGCAAAGCTCTGGTATGCTAAATCAGCAGCCAAGCCATCCTTTGCCATTAACGCTGCAGAGCACAAATACTTAAACCACACATTTTATTATCCAGGTAACGTTACTTGGAATGATGTAACGGTTACCATGGTTGATCCTACCGATCCTGACATGGCAGCCACTCTTTCGTCAATTGTCGAAAACTCAGGCTATAAGCCACCTTCTACTTCTGAAGATCGCGCAACTATTTCAAAGGCTAAATCCGCCGGCGCGCTCGGAACAGTAATCATTACTCAATTGAACGCCCAGGGTGAGCCTATCGAAACGTGGACACTTTGGAATTCTTTCTTAACAGAAGTTAAATATGGTGATACACTTGAGTATGGAAACGATGACTTGACAGAACTTTCTGTTACTATTAAGTACGATTGGGCTCGTCTTGACACGGTTGGCAAGTCTGCTGCTGGTAGCGCATCAACTTCCTTCTTTAACGCTTAACAAAATAAAATTACATAGAGGTGTATATTGTCACGCAACCGAGATCGCTTGGGAAATAATTCAACCCCCCAAGACTCATCACTCCCCACCGCGGCAGTACAAAATGAACCATCCGAAGGATTCTCATTTGTAGTGCCAACAGAATTTGTAGATTTACCATCACAAGGTAAATTCTACGCTGACGGTCATCCACTGGCGGGGCAGAACACGATAGAAATTAAACAAATGACCGCAAAAGAGGAAGATATATTAACTTCCCGAACCTTATTGAAAAACGGTGTAGCCGTTGACAGGGTCATCAAAAGCCTTATAGTCAATAAGGGCATCAATCCTGATTCTTTATTGGTAGGAGATAGAAACGCTGTACTAATCGCCGCGCGCATATCTGCATATGGCAACACATACAGCACATCAGTCAGTTGTCCAAGTTGTGGCACCACACAGGATTATTCGTTTGATTTGTATGACACGAATATAACACACGGTGGCGAAGATGATGAAAACATCCTCGATATCACCGACAATGGTGACGGAACTTTTGCAACCGTGCTGCCAAAAACACAATTAAACGTTACATTTAGATTGCTAGACGGCGTAGATGAAAAAAGAATCTATAATGCATCTGAGCAAGCACGAAAAAGAAATAAGGTAGAGCAAACGGTCACAAACCAAATTAAAACCATGGTCGTATCTGTTAATGACGATAACAGTCCACAAGCAATCAATTATCTTATTGAAAATATGCCTTCCTTAGACACAAGGCACTTAAGAGCCTGCTATCGCTCTGTGGCACCAAACATCGACCTTACACAATTCTTCTCTTGCGATGAGTGCGGACACTCCCAGGATATGGAGGTGCCGCTCACCGCGGACTTTTTTTGGCCTAACCTCTGATTACATGGAGAACATATATGAGCAGTTCTTTTTCTTAAAGTATAGTGGTGGATGGTCATTAACTGAGGCTTATAACCTCCCTGTTGGATTAAGAAACTGGTTCGTAAAAAGGCTCCTTAAACAAATTAAAGACGAAAATGAGGCTATTGAGAGGGCTTCTAAGGGTGGTGGCAACGGTTCCCAAGAACTATCATCGTTCAATCAGCCTAGAATGCCAAATGAATTGGAAGAAGTTATTAAAAGACGGAAATCGTAAGGTTCCGTCTTTTTCATTATACAACTAATTATTTTAGCGACAGTGTGAGGGTTCCTTAATTGGCAAACGACAATGAAATAACACAATTAGAGCAGGTAAGGGCTCGGTTGGCTGAAATTAATCGTATGAAGGCTGATGGTCGACGATTAACCAGAGAAGAATTAGAAGAATTTCAAAGACTAACTGATGAAATGGACAATCTCCTATCTTCGGGTACTGCAAGAGTTGAGAGCCTACAAAAAGAAGTAGCAATATTAGATCAATATCTTGCTAAGGTACAAGGACTGAACAAGAGTGCCGATGGACTGCTTTTAAACAGAGAAGTTCAAACAGAGCAATTAAGAAAACAGTATGAGTTAGAGCAGCAGCTTGTCAAGCTTCAAGACGAAATTACACAAGCGGATTTAGACAGGCTCAAAAACATGGAAAAAGAGCTGCGCGCCCAAGAAGAAATTCTTGAAGTTCAGCGAGAGATGGTTGATAACGCAGAACAGACAACCGCCCTTGTTCAAGCAGCAGAAAGCGCCGCAATAAAATTAGGCATAGCTTTTCAAGGAGCTATGGCAGGCGATTTCACCGCAATCATGGGGCAAATGAATGTCGGCATGCAAAAGCTTGGCGGATACTTGACAGGAAACTTTATCGGTGGTCTTAAAGATATGGTTATCCAGTTTGATAAGACAAGTAAAGCTTTTGAGACACAATTCGCCATGGGGCAACAGTATGAACAGCAATTAGGTTCAATTTACGGAGAACAAGCCCAGTTGGGTGTCTCTATGGAAGAGCTTACTAAAGGCATGGGAGATCTGATTACCAACTTTACTGACTTCACTGGTTTAGCTCCCGCACAAAGAAGAGAATTGGCAAAAACAGCTACAGTTATGCAAGAGGCGTATGGTATTGCTACACAAGACTTCTCTAGAGGTTTGCAAACATCCACTAAAGCGCTTGGAATGAATGTTTCGGCAGCTAAAAACTACCAAGGCGAGCTTGTTGAGACAGCAAAAGCGCTTGGTGTTGCTCCTGCGCAGCTTTCTGCTCAATTTGCCGAAATGGGGCCACAATTAGCTAAATTTGGTAGACAAGGTGGTAAAGCTTTCAAAGAGTTAGCAAGAATCTCCAAGCTCACCGGTATGGAGATGGGCAAGGTCCTGGCGATCACCAACAAGTTTGACACTTTCGAAGGCGCCGCCGAGCAAGCAGGTCAATTAAATGCTGCTTTAGGTGGAAACTTTGTCAATGCCATGGATATGATGATGGCAACCGACCCGGCAGAGCGCTTTGGAATGATTCGAGATGCAATTCTCGATACTGGCTTGACATTTGATGACATGTCATATTATCAAAAACAGTTTTACACCAACTCATTGGGTCTTTCGGACGTAGGCGATTTAGCCCTTATGTTATCCGGTGATATGAGTGCCATGGGTGACGCCACAAATAAAACAGCAAAAGATTACGAAGAACAAGCCAAGAAAGCCGCATCTCTT